TTGTTGATTGGTGAGTACCCATCGGTATCTGCCTTTATTGGATGTCCAACCAACTTCCGGTAAATAGGATACCAAGCCTTTTTCACAATGCCTTTCTTGGCTGCCCACCGGTATATGTTCTCCTTGGCCGTAAAACCGCTGCTGTTGCTCTTAATACCCTTGAACTTGGCTGCATACTTCTCAAAGTACCTACGCCCTTTAAAACCGCCTCTAATGCCAAATTCGGCAAACGCTGAATGCTCCGCATCTGATCTGAACTGTATCGTGTTACTGACCCTTACAACCACAATCCCTTCAGCCAGGTCTCCAAAAGTATTGCTGTTTCCAATATTGGCTTTTGCCTGCGCAGCAGCAACCTTTAATTCCTCCTCGCAAATGTCAATAGCACGTAACTTTAGTTGGTCAGGTAACACACGGAAGATATTGGCTATCTCCTTATTGTTCTTGATTCGTATTTTGAACTGCCCTGCCATTATTCTTCCGCTATTGCAAATATCCTCCACATCCTTCTGCGTTCCTTCAGATTCGTTATACCATTTATAGCGAACCGCTGACCACGGTAAAGAATCGTATGGCTCTTTGTAGGCGTGAAGTTGGTGGTGTACTGGACATCAAAATTGTAGGAATCAATAATCATCCCCTCATTGTGCAAGAAAGTACGGTTGGATGATGTAGGTCTTACCCATGCAAACGTCTCGTAAACAGTAGTCATGGTTTCTACACCACCACCGCTGTCCTGTTCTGTAAGAACAGATGCCTGAAACGCTATCTTTTGGGTCTGACCAATCATATCACAAACCTTGTATTCTGACCAATAATCCTCTCAGCCTCTACTGCATAGTCAAGTTTGCCTTCCATGTACTCACCCCGATGGTTGAAGATAAAGGCGAACATCTGCAGGATTGCAAGCTTCATATCAGCGGAAACAGAACTAATGCTGCATTCGTACTCTATGTCATATATGCCATCCAAGTCGATGACAACAAAGTCAGAGTTGACACCCACATTAGACTGCTCATTAGGCTCAAGGATTACGTTCTGTACCGGGAACGTCTGTACGATGTAGTTTACAGAATTGACCGGGGAATGCGGAAGCTTGAATACATTGCCAGCATACAGCGCAACAGTCAGGTTAACCTTTTTAGATACCAATGCCTGTCCCGTAGCCTTCTCAATAGACTGCCTTGCAGCAGACAAATAGATAGGCAAAATGCTGTCGTAGTCTGTGTAATCTATGGCAGCGTGTAACTTGGCTTGCTCTACTGATACCGGTTCAGAACCCGTGTCAGATATTTTGCTTGACAATATTGTATTTACCGACATTTCCGCTTCTGTAATCGTTTATAATGCCTTCCATCCAAATGGACATATCCGTTAGCTCTTGGGTAGGGTCAAGCTCTATTGACCTGTCTATGGCCCTCTGAGATGCCTTCCGGTATCTCTTCTCATCATCTAACTTCTCAATGGCCTTTACCCACTCCCCAACATCGTCCCTATCCTTCACAAATATACCCGCATTTCCGCAATTCTCTTTTAGGCCATCGGTAGGCGAAGCAATTACCGGGATGCCTGATGCCATAGCCTCAGTAGCAGTCCTTCCCCAAGATTCGTACTTGGATGGCATTATCAGAATCCTTGTCAGTTTATATGCCTCTCGTATGTCTTGCTGCTTACCCATTATCCTGACATTCGATGGCTGGTCAAGTATCTGACCAATCTTCATTGGCTCAGAATAAGAACCTATTACCCCAAGAAACTTTCGATTAGGCATCTGTTTGGCTATCTCTCTGAGTATCTCTCCACCCTTATTTTGGTCAAGGTTTATCAGGGTTATATGCTCATTGTCCCACGGATCCATTACAACCTTGTAGTGTCGGTAATCAGTCGGAGGATGCAGAACAAAACTGTGATGCGGGTATGCTAACTTATCCTTTATCCAATTACTGTTATACACAATGAATTGTGGACGGTCTGCACCAATGATATGTTCCCTTGGGAAGTCGTTATGGATGATCTGAAATACCGGTTTACCAAACATCCCGGCCAACTGCTGTGACCAAGCCGAGTAATCGAGATGGGTAAACACAGCATCAGCCCATTGAAATAGGCTAATTTCTGTATATTGATCCGGAGGGAATACATCTACGTTGTCATATACATAGTGTGATTCTACCTTGTACTGATTGGCTTGCTTCAGCAAAACCTTTACGGTATGTCCCCTTCCTTGGAAGAATTTTACCATCTGATGCAACATCATCTCCGCACCACAGACGTGCATGGGAGGGTACAAATGAATTGAGCATAAAATATTAGCCATGTGTACTTAAATTACTATCCAAGATTCAGGGTAAATATCTCTCGTTTCCAAGTGTGATGCAGCAGGTCCGAACCATTGTTTAGGGGCTACCACACATTCGCTTTTAGCCAACCAGGCCCCCCACCAACTAAAAGTGCTGTTGGCAATAATATGCTTTCTGCAACTTATCATGTGCATCATCGCATCAATGGTATTGCCACGATGTATAGTGTGAAATTCTATTTCAGGAAGATATGCTGCTGCCCTATCAGGCTCATCGCTAAACAACATAATTTTTTGACTACCGGTAATCTTCACAGCACTGTAATAATACTCCGGAGGACAAATTGGGTGATAGTCGCTTCCATAGTCACCCATTCTGACGTGTAGTGCCGTAAATGGAGGAGAGTATTGCACCCAATTCTTAAATTTTAAATAGTAACGTATTTCATCCTCGCAATGCTTGAAATACTTTTCGCTCTGCATATGGCCGGTCAGGTCAACATTGTCAGGTACGAATAAGTCGCTGTAACCCCAATGCATAAAATGCTCAGGATATGGCGTTCCATCCCATTCAGGAAGCGGTCTCAGCAAGTAGTTACCGATATGATAATCGTCTGCAGTGCGGAAACGGTCTTTCTGATCCCAGTTTACCCATTTTGGAAAAGAAAACTCCCTCCCGTATTTACGAGCAATACCAATAGTGCTTGCAACTTGGAACATCTGATTGCCAAACCTGCCGTACTTACCCAAGGCACTAAAAGTCATCATTGCGCTTCCGATGATGGTTAAAGATTACAGGATAGCAGTCAGATTCATATCCGGTATGGTCATAAATAAACTGTCCGTTATTGTACGATGCCGGCCACCAATGCTTTTCTATTCCGTATTTAGCCGCTACGCAGGTAAGTATTGCCTGATCGTGCCGATGCTCCTGAAAGCCGATAAAATGTGTTTCACATGGGCTATCATCTATGAACCCAGGTATGTGACACCATAACATCCACTCAAAAATAAATTGCCTGCCAAAGTCGTTGTTCCTTACAATAATTACCGATGCCTGACATTGCTTGCCAATTTTGTAAGGTTTAGGCAATATCGTTTGTTGGACGTTGTACTTGCACCAATGCTCATGCTCGTACATATTCCCAAACAAGAAAACATCTTTGCCTTGGAATGGTATGTGGTTTATGTCATTGATTATTTCAACACCCGCATCGGTGTAAACTAAGTAATCATCCTCGTCAATTTCAAATAAATGCTCTAATATGATTTTGGGTTTCCATAGCCAATATCCTGCACCCCTTTCGTGACTTAAAGTTTTCTTATTAAGTTTCTTCCATCTGTAAAACAGGGCATCAACAACTCCTTCGCTGTATATATTGCTTGTTTGGCAACCATTTTTTAATGCACTCCTCTTACATAACTGTGCAGCCAATGTCATTCGCTCATCGCAATATGTAATGTGATGTATCATTGAATGCTCTTTAGGTATTCTTCAGATGCCTTGAACGTATCCGTGTAATCAACATTCCGGTTCCATAGATCAGAATGTGATGGAGCCTGTACTGCAAGGAATGGGACTGTGCAAAGTGCATAGAAGTCCGGCAACCTTTCACTCAGCCAAGCATCATACATTATCTTGCTATTAGGCTGATAGTTGTGAACGATGTAATCTACTGCTGCCCTGTGATATCCTATTGCATGGGTAGTGTACCCACAAAATACCCTTCTGAGGTAATTAGAGACGTATTGCGGCTCTTTGTGTTCAGGGTATGGTCTTGCATTTATCCCATAATAAATAAGCATAGAATTGAGCCAAAATTCATCCTCATGGGTATGGATCTGCTCAATGACATTCATATTCCTAAACCGGCAATCATCCTCAATGACTAATATTCGGTCAAGATCAGACTTACTAAATTTTTTTAATATCTCGTAGTGGGAGTGGTTGAACGAATCCCTTGGAGTATCCATCGGCAACGCATCAAAATACTCGTACCTAAGATTAATGAGATCAGCGTGCTTGTCAAATTCCTTCCTTCTGTCCTTTCGCTCCGGCTGTGACAAAACCACAACCTTATCGTAATACTTGTTGAACATAGGTAAAAAAATTAGGCGTACCCAAAGATACGCCCAATTCAGAAGATCAAATCAAAGTAACCAACACTTATGTTCCGGTCGTGCCGTAAACGGCAGCGGTCGGTTGGAAGGACAGGAGTTCAATGCGAGCCTCAGCACGGTAGGTGACGAGGTTCTTGATGAAATCATCCTGGTCCGTCTCACTTGAACGAACTTGGAAACCGCTTGCCTGTGCAATGGCGAAGGCATCGGTGTTCATGCAGTAGAACCTGCTGCCGGTAACTTGGCTGTGAGGAACTACGGGAACGCCATTGATGCGAACATTTCCGGTAGCGTCAATAGCAACAGAAGCCGGTACAGAGAAGTCACTTGGCTTGGTCAGCAGAACCTTGCTCCAAGCATCCCAAGTGGTCAGGATGAGGTTAGCCATTCCGAGACCAAGATTGCCATGCTGTGCAAGGGCAGAAATCATCTTGGAAACCGTGATGGTCTCAGAAGTTGACAGAGCCGTTGAGTTGGTGGCAATGTTGTTCAGGAAACGGGTGTTGACCGCACGGTTCCAATCTTCAACGAGAGACTGGCTCAGGTAGGCTTGTAGGAACGGAAGGTCTTGCAGCATCTGACGGGAAACCTTGGCGTATCCGGCAATGAACGGAACAGAGGTGTTAACCATCGTTACGTCATAATCCAGTTGAACCTTGGCTTGGCCTTCAGTTTGCGCACCAAAGGAACCTTCACCAACCGGGGAATTACCACGGGGGAACGTAACGTTACCCGTAGCGGTCGGGATGATGCGGAAGATATCGTACAGATGCGGGTTGTAGAAACTCCGCATGATCGGGTTCTGCACATAGCTGATCTGAGACGTACCGGTAAGATTGGTACCCAGGGTCATCACACCAGCGTCCTTCATCTGCATGAAAGGACTTTCGCTCTTGATCTTGTCAAAGTTCTCAGATACTACGTCAACTACAGCAGCCTTCAGATAGTCGGAATGATTCCAACCGGCCTTTGCTTCGCTGGCAATAGCACCTTTAACCTTACCTGATTCAGCGAGAACCTTGTCAACGCTCTTTTTCAGTTCTGCGAGGGTTTCGCTCTTTTTCTGTGCGTCCTCGTTCATTTCATTGATGCGGGCTTCGGTTTGTTCGTTGATTTTCTTGAACTCAGAAGCCAGTTCCTCCTTGTATCCCTTCAGTTTCGGATCAAGGATGTCCGTGATTTGTTTTACAGTTTCACTCATTTCAGAAGTGTTTAAAAGTGAGAAGATTTATTGCATCAAGCAAGTCCTCATCACCTTTTTGCTGGGAAGGTGCTTCAACAGCTGCCTTGCCGCTACTCATGGTTTCTATGACCTGATAC